GCTTTGGGGTATGATATCAAAGAACGTAGGTGGATTGCATTCAAGGAATATTATTATGATTCTTCTGAGAAGGGACGGCAGAAAACGGACGCCGAGTATGCTGCTGATATGAAAGACTTCCTCAAAGATATACACCCGTCTAACGTGCTCATAGATCCGTCGGCGGCTTCCTTTAGGGCTGCCTTGCGACAGCAGGGCACGCACGGGCTGGCTGACGCGAACAATTCTGTCCTGGACGGCATCAGATCGGTGGCAACAGGTCTCACTTCGGGCCGGCTGATGATCCACGAGTCCTGCACCCACCTGATAGAAGAGTTTCCGGGCTATGTCTGGGACTCCAAAGCCCAGGAGAAGGGCGAAGATAAGCCGATTAAACAAAGCGACCACGCGCTCGATGCCCTTCGGTACGGCTACATGAGAGCAATAACTCAGAGGATAGTATGATCTGCATTTTCTGTGGTTCCAAGATCGGCCAGGAGTTCCCTGTTCCTGTGGCCAGGCTGGAGTTTACGCCCATAGTTCCCCACGTTCCGGGCATCACCGACAACCGCCTGGGGCTCACAGTCCTGCAGGACCGCCTATGCTGCCAGGAATGCTACATGAAAATCCAGCAGAACGATTTCGAGGCCATAAGAGAGGCCGGGAAGATGCCGAATGTTCACTGATTTATCTTTCGTTGCAGATGGCCGCCCCTGGCCGCCGGAGGATGCAGACGAAGCCGCCCGGCTCAAAGAGCATGCTTTCATGAGGCAGATCTACAACGGCCTCCATGAGAAGGTGTTTCCCCGGTACATCGCATACCTGGCGGACCAGTCCAAGGACTCCAAGAAGCAGAAGATCATCCTTGACTGGCCCGAGCTGGCCACAGACAGCTACATAAATCTCCTCCTAGGCGAAGAGCCTGAAATCGTGGCTGGGAACCGCGATGACCTGCCGACACTGCCTACCGACCAGGTTTTCATCGACGTCAGCCGGTACGGTATCGGTCTGTTTGAAGTATCCGATGCCGGAATTCAGGCGCTCAACCCCGAGAACTGCTATATCGTCGTCACTCCTGGCAATATCCAGTTGCCTCAAGCATTCGTCTTCTTCCATATCTGGAAGGAGAAGGAATCTCAGAGCGGCAAGGAAAAGGAGATCGAGTATATCAAGTTCACCATCCACCAACCCGGGAAGATTCGGCACTTAATTTTTCTGATATCTCCTGGGGCAGGGCTTACCAAATCGGAGAAAAAGCTCAGCGGCCCGCTGCCTATCGGTGATTTTCCGGCATATTCTGACCTAGAGGTAGACGCCGACGGCTACCAATATCCTCCTGTCGAGGACATGCTTGTAGTGGCAATCCAAAACAAGCTTTCGTCTGAGCGGTACTACGGCCAGAGCGACTACAAGCCTTCCATCATATCGCTCATAGAATCGCTTGAACTCCTCTTCGCTCAGCGGGCTGAGGTACTGGCGAAGTTCACCAGCCCCACGCCCGTGGTACCCGAATCGGCCACCGTCTTCGATCACTCAAAAGAAGAATGGGTTTACAAGCCTGGTCAGGCTATCATCACCAAGCCCGGCGACCCGTCGCCTTCGCTCATGGTCTGGCAGGCCGAATTGGGGGCAGTGGACCGGGCGATAGAGCAGAGCATGGACCAGCTCTTGCAGATGCTTCAGCTCTCCAGAGTCCTTTTGGCTGGCCAGGGCCAGGGCACGGCAGAAAGCGGCACGGCCTTGCGAATCAGGCTCATCCCGACGCTCTCCAAAGTATCCAAGTATGCGCGGGCAGCAGAGAAAGCGATCCCTGCCGTGCTTCATCTCTGGTCCCAGCTCCACCCGCCCGAGATTCCAATCGAAGATATCACGATCAACCTCCAAGACGGCATCCCAGACGACCCGATGGAAGAAGCAAATGTGAACAACATTCGGGCGGCGGCTCTTGCCACCCTCAAAACAGTTGGAATAATCGGCCGGAGGGGGGCGTTGCAAATGGCTTTTGACAGCGGCCTTCTCAAGGCCCTGCCCGGCCTCGATGTGGAGCAATCTATCGACCAGCTCCTAAGCGAGTCGTTGGACGAACTTATCTGATTATTATCTTTTGCCTACTCCGGGCATAATCGGAGGGAGTTGATTGTTTATGTCTGAAGAAAATAGCAACGCCGGAACGCCTCCGGCAGAACCAGGCGGTAATGAACCTCAGAACGAGGGAAAGCTCACTCAGGCCGAAGTTGACGCTATTGTGGCTGATCGACTGGCCAGGGAACGCAAGAAGTACGCTGATTACTCCGACCTGAAGAAGGCTTCGGAGGAGCTTGCAGAGCTGAAGAAAAGCCAGATGACCGAACTTGAAAAGCTCAAGGCGGATCTGGCGGAAAAAGATGCTCTGTTGCAATCGAAAGACCAGGAACTGTCCAGCCTCAAGCTGGAGCGGGTCAAGGCCGCCAAGCTTGCCGAGGCAGGCGTGGCAGCAGAATGGATTGACTCCGTATCCGGGACCACGGAGGAAGAAGTGGCCGCGAGCGTAACCAAGCTGGCAGCTAGGCTCAAGGTCGAGCCGCCCAAAGCAGCTCAGGGCGCGGGTCAGACTGGTATCCAGAACCAAAGCAACAGCTTATCTGGAATGACCAGGGCAGAACTTGCTGAAAAAAGCAAGGATATCGAGTGGTACAGGAAGAACCAAGACGCTGTTATGAAGGCGCTTGAACGAGGCGAAATCAAGTAGGAGATAGCATATGGCAATTGACAATTTCATTCCAGAAATTTGGGCAAACGAGCTCCAGATGGCCTTAGAGAAGGCTTTGGTGTTCGCTCAGCCTGGCATCATCAACCGAGACTACGAGGGCCAGATCACTCAGGCAGGTGACACCGTCAGAATCAACCAGATCGGCGATATCACCGTAAAGGCCTACACCAAGAACGGCTCCATCGATGCCCCCGAAACTTTGACCGGCGCTCAGCAGGTGCTGGAGATTACCGAGGCGGACTACTTCAATTTCGAAGTGGACGATATCGACAAGGCCCAGCAGAGGCCCAAAGTCATGCAGTCCGCCATGGCCCGTGCCGCTTACAAGCTGAGGGACGAGGTGGACCAGTTCATTGCCGGTATGTACACTGGGGCTGCCCCGGCTAACCTGCTTGGGACCACGGCGGCACCGAAGGCACCCAACAACACCAACGGCGATGCGAACAACGTCTACAAGCTGGTGACCCTCTGCAGGCAGGCTCTTATCAAGCAGAATGTGCAGTCGGGCGGCTGGTGGATGATCGTCCATCCCGAGCTCTACACAATCATGCTGAATGATGATCGCTTCTCCAAGGCCGATGTGAGCGGCACCACGATGGGCCTTAGGAACGGCCAGGTGGGCAACATCGCGGGCTTCACAGTGATGGAGTCCAACAACGTGGAGTACATTGAGGACGGGGACGGCAGACACGACGTCTACAAGGTCATGTTCGGAACCAGCCAGGCAATAACCTTTGCTTCCCAGATCCTGAAGGTCGAGCCCTTCCGGCCTGAAGACAGCTTCTCCGACGCCGTCAAGGGCCTGCAGGTGTATGGAGGAAAGGTAGTGCGGCCCGAGTGCCTCGGCGTGCTGAGCTGCTACACTTGAGGTGGATGAAGTCATGAAATCTATTCTATCTATTCTGGTGCTGCTGGCAATGCTGGCAGCTCCTTGCATGGGAGCGGCTAACGTGCTCCCTCAGTATAATCAGACCTGGGCGGACACTGACAATGGCGGGGCCAATATCTGGGGCGCTTTTGCGGCCTGGAACACGTTCATATCGACCGGCAATGGTAACCAGTTGCTCGTCGTGAACACAACCGCCGCAAGCTTGCTGGGAATTAATCTCACGGTCCACTCCGGCCCGTTCATCCAAGGAGCTCTAGGAGACAAGCTGTACACCCTGAGCGTCAACAAGACTTATATCCTCGGGCCTTTCGAAACCTCCCGGTTCCTACAGGCCAACGGAACGATCCTCATCCAGACCAACGCTACCCGAGGAAAAGCCTTCGTCGTGGGGGTGCCTTAGATGGCTGGCCCCATAATGAACACCTACAAGAATACGGTGTCGGGCAGGGATGTGTCCTATGAGGCCGGGTCTCGGATGGACAGGAAGGCCACCGCCAACCCCCAGAAGTTCAAGAGGCTGACCAAACCCGAGACGGTAAAACCCGACAAGCCGGAGAAATCCGGCTGAATTATTTTTCTTAATAATAAACTTAGTGGGTGATTATAATATGGCTAAAGTTGCAATATCTATAGCGGCTCAGAACACGTTCACCGATCCTCTGAACTGCCCGCGGGATAGCGTTCTGGTGGTACTGAATCCGACAGGGGGCACGGGCGTGGGCACGGTGACCACTCAGATCAGGGATTATACCAACCCCGAGATCCCCGGCGCCTGGGAAGACTGGGATAGGAGAGTGGTAGCTTCCGGAGCCTGCCAGGCTTTCATAATCGATATTCCGGTATCCAACCAGCAGATACGTGTCGGTTTCAAGACTGCCGAATACACATCCGGAACTCTGACAGGCCGAATTCAACATAGCTGAGGCTTCCATGAGTTACGTACTGTCTTATGCGAGCCGATCAGTGTCGAGGGGGGGCTG